CAACTTGAACAGATCCAGTCGTTGGTTTTCCAAATTGAAAAGCAGAAGTATTAGGATTTGCGGGAGAAGAATATTCAGTGTATGATTGCTTGTAACCTGTGCTAACTCCATTCAATCTCATCTCAAAATTACTTGCTCCTGTTGATGAAGATTTTAAAATATTAAAAAAGACTAAGTAATAATCATAGTTAGTATCATTAGAATAGCTCTGCTCTGCTGTTGCAGCACTTGGAGAAAAGGTCTGTAAGTGGGTTATAGTTTCTGTCTGAAATGTTGGCGCTGCCCCTGCTCCATTAGAGGTTAAGACTTGAGTAGCTGTTCCAGTAGCCACGGCTGCAGGGTCTCCACTTGCATCATAAGTTATTAAATTACCATCAGTTCCTCCCGCCATCTTGGCTAGAGTCACGACATTATTAGCAATAGTGACGGCTCCTGCGTTATCCATTGTAGCGTCTGAACTCATGGCTACTGCAGTGGCTACGGCAGATCCATTCCCTACCCAGAAATTAGTGCTAGGAATATTAGGAACATCATTACTTCTACCTGCTCCAAAGACAGCCATTTGCCCTAGACTTGCATGGCTTCTCATAACTACGCCCATCTTTTGAATAGCTGCCGTACCTGTTGGCTTAGTAGCTGTTAAAGCACCTGCGGTAGTATGTACCCAAACCTCATCTTGAACACTAAAAGCGGAGGTATCCATTTGGAGATTCCCAACAATAATATAAGTTCCTGTTGCTGAGTTACTTAAGCTCTCTGCTGCTAGTCCAACAGCGGGCATTTTAGCCGGATCGTCTGCGTCTGCTTCTTCAACTTGAACCCATCCACTCCCAGAATATCCAGAGATATAAACCGGACTTCCTAAAGCAATAGTTCCAACGCTTCCCTTTCTACATGAGACTGTAACACTATCTCCAGAGCCTGCCCCTGCGTTATCATCTACATACTTTTTATTAGCTATTTCATAATCCGTAGTTGGAGTCTTAGTGACTCTTCCTGCGCTATGGTCTCCAGAATGATTAGGTAAATACATCTCTTCGGCTATGGGCTGTCTCTTTTCTCCTCTCTTCATATCCCTTAGAAGTTGCTCTGTTTTAGATACCATTAGTTTAGACCCTCTTTCTCGTACCTTCTTAAGAATGATTTACGAGGCACTAAGTTCATAGTTCTCCCTTCTTGCTTCTGTGTCCTAGCGGTTAAGCCTTCAGTAATCGGCCAATGTCTTTTAATCTCTTTCTCGTTGTGCGTAGCCATAGAATATCAATAGAACTAAACTTAATAAAACTTACGCTGCTTTCACAATAGCAAAATAAACCTGATTGTTATAAGTCCATGAGGTAAAGTCATCTGCTACGACTACCTGCCCTGTTAATGCTGTATCTATTGCGGTCGCGTCATCTACATCAAACGGTCCAAGCATGGTTATATCTCCAGCCGCCATTATGAACTAACACTCCCTTTTAAGATACCTTGAGCTATCAAGTCTTGAATTAAAGTTGCTAGTCCATCTCCAATAACAGCCACCGCTGCGTTTGCGTCTATGCTTCTATCTTCCGTAGCATTAGTAACAGTCCATGTTGAGTCTGTAGCATTACCTACAATATCACGTTCATCTCTTCCCATCTTTTTTCTCCTTCTTAGGTTCTTCTTTAGGTACTACCTTAGCATACTTTTTATGTTTCATTTTCTGATCTATATGTAATTTCATAAGTCTAGCTCTCTCCTTAGCGTTCTTCATAACATCTGCTTTATGCTTGTGGTGATCTGGAATGCCTTCACCTGTACTTAGTTTTTCGAAATGAGCTAGAAGTCTTTCACAATTAGCTAGAGTCATTTAAACCACCGTATCCGTTATCTGGTGTACGCTTTTAGGGAAAACTAGGATTGCTTCCCCTCTCTCATACACACGAATTTTCTTACCAATTCCCGGATCATCTAAAACAACTGAAGTCATAGGAGTAAATTGTTTCCATACACAAGAAACATTAGGTACGAATTGTAATGCATTATCTGTCGTTGCGTTCTGTGAGACAACAACTCTATTGCCTAGAATATTCATTAATACGTTTTTCTCTACTAAAGCACTTGAGAAGTTTGGAATAGAACTACCCTTTGTACTGATCAAGAATTGCATTAAGTTTTCATGTTCAATAGGATTAATATATAATACAAGGTTTTCGGTCTTAATTCCTTGAGCTCTTATCTTTCTATTCCCTGTCATAATATCTTTAATAGGGTCTCCTGTAACAGCGTCATCCCATCCATCAGCCGTAGCTGCTGTGGTTAGAGTATCACTTGGCGCTGGTGTCGTAGGTGTTGCTGCTGCCGCTTCAATCAATACAGAATAAATTCTTATATCAACTTGATTAGCAACTGCTCTCACTAGGTCTCTTACGTTAGTAGCTAAGACATCTATATCAGAGTCTTTAATATCCTCTTCAGAAATAGTAGGGCTTTCTACCATGAACTTCTTAACGTAACTTGTGTTTCTTGTCCATGATTGCTCAACAACCACAGGTAAAGACCTTTCAGAAGTGTTAGCTATTTGAGATAATGTGATTGCTGTGGTATCTACGGAGTCTAAGAAACCAGCTGTTTTAGAGTACCAACGCATTTCTCTAGCGTTTGTACTTGAAACACTAACAAAACCTTTTAAAATGCTTTCTTCATCTGCGAAACCCTTCGCTAACTTATCAATGTTAATTCCCCTAATGTCTGCTTGTCCGCTTGAGTCTGCCATTATTCTTCTGTTTCCTCTTTAGTTTCTTCTTCTTCTTCCATTTTAAGCTAATACCGGATTAATTGGATTAAGTAAAAATAAAAATGATTGTGTATCTGTTGCGGTCTCTAAAGCTGTTCCAATGATTCCCTCTTCGTTTGCTGCCGCAACTACTAACTCATTAGCTGCTCCTGTTGCTGTGTCTGTTCTAATTGCTCTACCAACTGTAACACCTCCGCCACCTGCAAATCCTTTGAAGATTCCTCTTAAATAAACGCCTATCTTAACTTGTCCATTAGAGGCTATTTTCTCCTCAGCTGCAACGCCAATGATTTTATCGCTATCGCCATTAGTTGTAGCCACAGTCATAGGATCAGAAATCTCAAGAATTGCCCCTTTTTCAATACCCGTTCCATCCGCACAAGTAAAAGGAACTGCGGGTTCTAATTCATATTCAAGTACTGCTTCAAGAGCCATAGGTTATTGTAACTTGTAAACTATTTAAACTTTTCTTTTTTCTTCTGCTATTCTTTGATCCGCTAATTTCTTGATAACTTCATTAATTTGGACATCTGCCTTACCTTTTAAGATCAGTTCTTCAGTCTGTTTAGATACATTATCCCAATAAGCCTCTTCCTTAGTGCCTATCTTTATGCCCAAATCTTTAGGTTCTTTCATGTTGTCCTGCACTAATCCTTTTAGCGTAATCTACGTCGCTCTCTTCCTTAACTTCTGGCTCTACTCCTGCGCTGGCTCTGCCTCCTAGAGTAGTTTTAGCGGCGAGTTCCTCTGCTCTGGCGTTTGCGTTCTCCATTCTCGTAGCGGCTGCTTCCATCCTTTTAACAGTTTCGTTTGCTCCGTCAAGTAGCGGAGTTGTTGAGGCGACGCTCCCGTCTCCAGTATCCGTTGTTGCTTCTTGTTTTTTCTCTTTTTGATTTTCCATGCTATTACCTCCTTATATCTATTCTAAACCTTGTAGTATAAGAGCTATCTGTTCCTCGTCCGGTAATACTCCTGACGCTTGTATCTTTGCTATTTCGAATTTAACAGTATTAAGTTTCCTTCTTTGTTTGCTCTTCCTTCTATCGAATGGACCTGTAAACTCTGGGTTAGTTCTAGCCGAGAAACTATATATCTTAGCCTTTTGAACTGCATTATCCATCTCTTCTATATCTTCAATCATAGAGTCAACTTCATCAAGTCCAAACTCTGCGGGAACTGCTCCAACTGCTACCTCTTTAAATAAGTCGGGTATCTCTTCAGACATTAGCCCCATCTCGCTTTCCATACTTCTAATTATTGCGTCTCCTCTTCCTAAAACCTTAGAGGTTACTACTCCAACAGGAGTTATAACGGCTGCTGCTAAGCCCCATTTACCTAGTTTTTTAACAGATTCTAGTATTTTATTGCTTCTTTGAACAGTATCTGCTGCTCTTGCGTTTGTTATTGTCTTTTTAGCTTTTGCTAAATTCTTGGCTTTATCTGAAATAGCTAATCCTTTAAAGAGGCTCGTTCCTTGTGGAACTCCTCCCGGTAATATAGGAAACTCCTCGGTTAATTGAGGGCTTAATCCTGCCTCTTGGGCTAGTTCTCCACTAAGTCCTCTTTTAACAT